AGTCTACCGCTGAGATTTATGATTTGCAGATCGCCCAAGCAGTGCGCCAGAACCAGCTTCACATGATTCACTTTCGAATGGACGGCCTCCTTGCAACTACCGAGATGGAGTTCAATGGTTTAATGATTGACTTGGATGAGGCCGAACGTCGCCTTGCTGCGCTGACTGCTGAGCTGGAAGAAAAGACCGCTGTCCTTCAGGAGTATGTTCCTGAGCTGCCAGATGCCTGCGAATTCAACTGGAATTCCGGTGCGCATCTGTCCGCCCTGATCTTTGGTGGCATGATTAAGTACAAAGACGACGCCATTAAATACAATGATGACGGGACCATGCAGTATTATCAGAAAAAGATCAAGGTTCCTATTCACGATGACAATGGTAACCCAGTCTACTTTAAATCCGGCAAGAACAAAGGTAAGATTAAGACCAAGACCGAAACAATACCGGACATTGAGCGTGGCCCCAAGACCAAGAAGGGGGACTTCTATCACCATCTTTCTGGGTTCATTGAAGGTAAGCCGAAGTGGCGAACCGATTCAAGCAAGTCGGAGACCTGCCCGGAGTTCATCCAGTACAGTACAAGTGCCGCCGTCCTGGAAGAGGTTAAAACCCTTGGCGTGCCGCTGGTAGACGTCTTGTTGGAAAAGCGGGGCCTGGAAAAGGACATCGGTACATACTACCGCCGAGTCTACCGCGGCAAAGAGACGGGTATGCTGACCACTGTGCATCCTGATGGTCGGATCCATCACACCCTGGACCATGCAATCACCGTTACATCTCGATTGTCCAGCTCCCGGCCAAATCTGCAAAATCTCAGCGGTACAGGGAAATCCCAGGTCCGCAAGATGTTCATCAGCCGGTTCGGTGAAGACGGCCGAATGGCTGAAGGTGATTACAGCCAGTTGGAGGTCGTATGCAAAGGCGTGTTGTCCGGCGACGAGGTTCTGCTACAGGCCTTGCTTGATAAGGTATGTTTCCACTGTGACTGGTTGGCGCTTTCCCCGGCTGCCGAGGGCAAGTCCTATGCTGAGGTATTCAGATTGTGCAAGGTGGAACATGATCCGGTATGGGCCGCCAAGCGCAAGATGATCAAGCCGCTGACCTTCGGGGAGGCATATGGCGCTGGCGTGCCGAAGCTGTCAGCAGATACCGGCATGGCCCCGGAGGCTATTGAGGCCGCCATTGCTGCCCGCAAGGAAAAATATCACCGGATGTATGAGTACGATGAACAGAACATAGAGAAGGTCAAAGCCTCACGACGATTGTCGGTACTTCAGACCCCGGAGGGTAACCAGGCAGGGATCGGCTACTTGCGTTCAGCCACGGATACGATATTCCACTTCCTGGAGGGGGACGCGCCGGACTGGATGCAACACAAAGGGACCCTGACCAGCTTCAGCCCAACGACTATCAAGAACTACCCGTCGCAGGGCCTGGGCGGTGAGATCATGCAGGTATCCCTGGGTCGAGTATTCCGTTGGCTCTTGGATAACGATCGGTTCGATGATATGATGCTCCTTTGCAACACAGTACACGACTGTCTATGGCTTGATTATCACAAAAGCCTGGAGCACCACCTCTACACCGTCAAAGGGATCATGGAGGACGTATGCCCATTCTTCAACGAAAACTACCCGAACGTAAGCTGGAACACCCCGTTCCCTGTTGAGTTTGAGGTTGGAAAAAATATGTATGATTTGGATATTTTACATTGAGTGAATTTAAAACCCGCACAACTGTAATTGGCGAGAGATCATTCTGTCCTGGATGCCCGGATCGAAGCCGTCTGCCGACATCTCAATGCAGCGCATGTCGTTGTCAGCAACAATATCAATAACATGATCGTGCATTAATTTCAACCTATTATAGAATGTCAACAATTGATTACAAATAGAAAGGAATTTACTCATGGCTATAGTCATAAAGACCGAAGAGCTGCCAGAAAAAGGCAAGAGCGCCAATCCTGAAACCAAACATATCCAGGCCGGTAACCGCCCGGCCCGCCTCGTCTCCTACGTGGAGCTGGGCAAGCATCAGCCGATGTTCAAAGGCAAGCCCGCAATCTATGACAATGGTAAGATGAAGGGCAAGCAGAAACCCGCTGTCCTGCATGTGGCCCTGACTTTTGAGTTTACGGCCTGCGAATACACCGGAGACTATCCCCTGACCATCAGCACTACTCGGCGTATGGATAACGGGGATTTCTTTGATGCCGTCACCGTCCCGGATTCCCTGATTGCCGGGACCATCAGTAAGTCCGTAGCCATGCGCACCAAGTTCATGAAGTTCCTGACCGGTCTCCAGGCAGCCACAGGCCTGCCCTACCCCAGCATTGCTGACTTCGCCAAAGAGCAGGTGCCCCTGATTATTAACGTTACCAACAAGAAGGGGGCGGCCAGGGAGGACGGGTCCATTCCGGTGTATGCCAATATGAAACCCGAAGGGATTACCAGCCCAAAGGTAGAGGATCCGATGACCGGCGAGGTCACAGATTACAGCAGCAAGATTCTGCCAGTCAAGGGCGAGTACTGTACGGTGTTCGATTGGGACGCACCCACCGAAGATGCCTGGCGGGCTCTGAAACCCTGGGACAAAGACACCATCAAGAAAGCATTGAATTTTAAAGGCAGCCCGATCCACCAACTGCTTACCGCCAACCCGGAACTTGACAGGGTGGTAGATGGCGAGGCCGATGGCAATCCGGCACAGGACGACAGCATACCACCTGATCCGACAATGCCCGGAGAAGTCCCCGCAGATGACGACATTCCCTTTTAATTTAGACTATGAATTCAAGGAGAGCGCTAATGACAAAAGCAAGACGATTTTCGAAGATGTTTTGGGGCGCGATCATGGAGACTGACGAAACACTTGTGGTCTATGTTTATAGAAAATCTGACCGAGCAAAGATTTATAACGATCAGCCGGTTCCTGGATGCTGGATGACTTTGGACGATAAGAATCTGTTGTGGAGTAGCTTTGATCAGCTTATCGAGCAGTATTGCGAAGAGTTCCTTACCAACCCATGGGAAAGGGGGACCAATGGCCTTTGAAATACCCGAGTTGGGACAGGCTCCCAGGGTACCTAATCGTATAGGCTTGATTGATGCTGATGTCGTGGGGTATTGGGCATCCGCTGGATGCGACGACATGCCCCGCGAGGCTGCTTTCCGTAAGGTCCAAGACAGGATCATGGCGATTTGTGATCAGATACAGACCGATGAGATCCGCTGTTACCTGACCGGCGGTGACAACTTCCGTGATGAAGTAGCAACATATCAGCGATACAAAGGAAACCGGTATGCCGATGATGGCAGCCGGATTAAGGCCCAACCGAAGTGGCTACATGCGTGTAAGGGATACATTGCCAAGCACTACAACAGCACCGTATCTGTCGGGGAAGAGGCTGATGACCTATTGGGTATTGCCCAGACAAAGTGCAATGCTTCCAAAAAGTGGCACTCGATCATTAGCACCGTGGATAAAGATCTAAGGATCATTCCCGGTATGCACCATGACATGAACTCCGGGTTTATCATGGAGTTCCATGACCCTTTGGGTGCTCTCGAGGTTGATGCAAAGAATAAAGTTCGTGGATACGGCTTGAAGTTCTTTTATGCCCAGTTACTCATGGGAGATTCAGCGGACTGGATTCCAGGCTTACCGAAGGTAACTGCCGCCATGAAGGACCGTTTTGCTGGCATCAAGCGCATGGGCGGCTGTGGTCCGATGGCCGCCTACCACGTAATGGCAAATGCCACATCTGAGGCAGACCTATTGGAACGTGCCTTGTTTTGCTATCGGTCTTATTGGGACGGGACGCATTGGTATAACCATTGCAGAACCAACGACAAAATAACTCCGGCGGCCGAGGACATGCTCTTGGAGCAGGGGCGGTTGCTGTGGATCCGACAGATAGAGGGGGAAATGTGGAAGATACCTACCGTAAGATAAAAGCCAGTGACCTTAAGTGGGTGCGTGATATGCTGCTGGAAAAACAGGGGTGGGTCTGTCCCCTATGCGGTAGGGATATGAGAAACGTGCAGCCGCGGCAACGATGTGTCGATCATGACCACGCCCTGGATGGTCCGGCAGCCGGCGCTATCCGGGGCTGCTTGTGCTCGAACTGCAATGGCAATGAAGGTAGGATCAAGAACCGGGTGGATTGCTCCAAAGGCAACCTAAACCCCATCGAGTGGCTGGAAAACCTGCTTAACTATTGGAAAAAACACAGGACGAACCAGACCGGGCTTATTCATCATACCTGGAAATCCCCGGAGGAGCGCCGCATACTCAAGAATCAGAAAGCCCGAGACTACAGGGCCAGAAAGAGGGCTGGAAAATGAGCATCGCAAATAAACTTCGCATTGACGCCATGAAGTCCTATGAGCACACTTTAAAAATGATTGAGAAAAACATCCCAGCAATTGATATCTGCAACGCAGCAGCCAAATTCTGGGACAATTTTACCGGGGCAGATACGCAGCCTAACTACCATACGGACAGCTGTACCATTACCATTTACATGAGCAAGCTGAAACCGAATGGTCGATACCCGACCCGCAGTTACGATCTGCAGCTGCTCATTGAATTCTTGGATGAGCGATTGGCTCAGGTGGGGTATAAACTTGAGGAGCCGAAATATGATACATACAGCCTGGATTACCAATGGACTCGGGATAACCACTCCGTTTCCATTTGGGTGTATCATGGGGGCCGGTGTAATCTGATGAAAGTCGGCGAGACCACCGAAACCAAACCAGTCTTTGAGATGGTGTGCGAATAACTGGTAACAATTGTTGACAATTTGAAAGGGCAACTATGATTGAGCAAGCAATAAAGGACAATATCCTATCCATGTTTCTGTCCGGGGCGGCAACAGGTACTGTCCTTGCCACGTTTCCCAATATCGGGAAAACTACCATCTACAATATAAGAGCTAAGGCAGCCGCTCTGCAGGATACCGGCATGGTGCCCATGGTGCAGAGCCGCCCGACTGGAGTCATTGGGGATACCCATATCCCCTTTGAACATCCCAGGTATCTGGAATTTTGCCTGGACACATTCCTTCAACACAATGTCGCAAATATTGTTCATATCGGGGATCTTGTTGATAACCATGCTATGAGCTACCATGAGTCGGACCCCGATGGGGACAGCGCTGGCACGGAGTGGGACCGTGCCCAGGACCACCTTGCTGCATGGTACGAGGCATTCCCAGAAGTCACTTGGTTGTCCGGTAACCATGACAACATTCCCAAGCGCAGGCTGATGACAGCCGGTCTGACCAAACGGATCCTCCGGTCGAATCTATATGGAATCCCGGAAGGGTGGATCAATCGGGAAGATGTCATTCTGGATGATGTCTTCTACAGCCACGGGATCGGGATGGCTGGCATCAATGGCCATCGCAATCATGCGATCACCAAGGGCATGTCCGCGGTCATGGGCCATTGCCACTCCTTCGGAGGAGTTGCCTACGTAGCTACCCCGTTTCAGATCATGTTCGGTATGAATGCCGGGTGTGGCCTGGACATCGAGGCATATGCCATGGCCTATGGAAAGCATTACCCCCACCGCCCGACTTTGGGCTGTGGGATCGTGTTCAGTCCCGAGGTGGCGATGTTTGTCCCCATGAACATGTGGAAATATTCCCGACATAACAAATAGGAGGTGGCATGTCTGATCTGTTTTTGATGAAAGACTGTGAATCTTGCAAGCACGTTATCGACTCGGTCCTGTGCAAGACTTGTTCTGACAATGACAACTGGGCGGCCAATGAAGATGCACCATGGAATGTCTGCCAGAACTGCGATCACGCAGACGGCATGTGTCTGGAGTGTGTATTCTTTGGCCGCATAAGAGAGGAGGTAGCCGACGTGGATCTCCCCCAGGATGACGACGTGACGATTACCGAAGTATTTGAAGCACTTGCAGAAAGCCCCCCTTCGTCCCAACACCAAGACATTCCGGGTAAATCATGCAGCTATAACAAGGATACTTCAGGCAAGACCCCGTTTGAGTTACTTGAGTGGGATCTGTTGGAGGAGGTGGCGGTGGCTCGGCAATACGGGGTCATGAAGTACGGGAATCCCATGGGATGGCTACAGGTACCAAAGGCCAAGGCTGTATATTTTGCAGCGATGCTCCGGCACTGGCGTAAGATGAATGCCGGCGTTATTTATGACGCGGAGGCCTTGGACCAGTTCAATATGAAGGTCACCCACCGGGGAATGCTGCTGTGCAACGCTATGTTCCTGGCAGCTTTTTACCGAGATGAGCCGGATGTCCCCATGGAAGAGGATCGAAAGTAGGGGATTAACCAGTTTGCAACCCCCTCAAATCATTCAGAAATAATTTCACCACATTATAGAAGACTTGACGAGAGGGGGAAGGTGTCCCGATAGGGATGTTAACTATAGATAGTTACTAAAGAGGTTACTATGCAAATTCCTATAAGCAACCGCCTCCAAGATATTCTTAACCGGAGGGCAGGTAATCAGGATAGCCTATCCAGGGATGGTGAATTCGAGAAGATCACCAACTCATGCCCTCCGATAGACCCGCACCTGATCCGGCACCTGGAGAAGGTATTCGCCAATGGCGGTATTAAACCACAGCATCCACAACTCGCACAATTGCTGCAGGTACAATACGGATGCAATCTGATCATTGATTACCTAAAGGCTCATTATGATCAGCAGTCGGCAGAGGCCAGAAGGGAGTATGGTGCATGAAACGATACAAGCTGCGTCACCTTGATTTCGAGGACATCGACCATATCAGAAAGGTCTTCCCGGCCATCAACCCCACTGCGTCAATTGATGCTTTTGCCATAACAAATATGAAGAACGAAGTCGTCGCTTACTTTGCCTATGAGGTGTGTAAGGTAAACGAGGAGTCTGTTATGCGTGGCCATATTATGTCCTTACCCTCCCGGCGAGGTGTGGCAACAGCTCGTGGCATTGTCGAAGTATATCGCCGAGATATTGTAAAGATGGCAAAGGATGCCGGGTTCTCAAAGATTATTGCCGATTGTCCAGCCGAACACCAAACAGTTCGCAAACTCTTTGAGGCATGTGGTTTATTCACCCAAACGGTCGTCCTTGGAACACATATTCTGTAAACAATTGTCGACAAGGAGGACAATATGGGAGCAGAAGTATTTATTGTGGGGGCATTGCTTATCGCAGGCACCACAGTGTATTCCGTGAATGCCCAGAGAAAGGCCGCTAATAAGCAGGCCGATGCGGCGCGTGAGGCCGCTGCGGCGGCCGCCGCACAGGCCGAGGAGCTGGCAAAACTTCAGGCACTGCGTGACAAGACATCTTCAGACGAGTCCAGTGCAATTGGGCGGCTTGAACTCGGTGAGGATGAGGCCCAGCGGAAGAAGAGGTCCAAAGGCAAGGCAGCTTTCATTATCGAAGAGCAGAAACAGAAGCAGTCCAGTACCGCCAGCAGGGTGCAAATCGGAGAGAATACGCCTGACGCGAGTTCAGGAGGTGTTCAATTATGAATTCCGACATGATTACTCCAAAAGAGGGTTACATCAAAAACCGCTATTCGGTGCTGTCTTCAATTCGCAATAAGTACCGGGACCGAGCCCGGGAATATGCCAAGGTGACCCTGCCGTATATCATGCCAGACACCGACGGCGATACCGATTCCCTGGAGTTCCAGAATGATTACAATACCGAGGGGGCCAAGCTGACCAACGCCTTGGCCAACCGATATGTCGAGACCCTGTTCCCCGCTGGACGTTCCTTCGTAAAGCTGGAGCTGGATGCGGAAGTCCAGAAGGACATGGAGCAGATGGGTCGTAACAAAGCGGACATCGAATCGATCTTCGCTACCACGGAACGTGATCACAGAAAGAAGTTTGTTTCGATCGGGGCACGGCCTGTAATGGTGGACTTGTTAAAGGCTTTGATTATTACCGGGAACAACATGCTCTATCTGCCCGCGGGCGGGAAGATCCAAAACTACAGCTTAGACGAGTACGTGCTGAATCGATCCCTTGACGGGACCATTACCGAGATGATTACCGAGGATAAAAAGAATCTGCTGTCTTTGCCACAGGAACTACAGGCAGAGGTGGCCAAGAGTCTCAACCTGGACCTTTCTTCCCAAGAAGAT